TATGTCCCATCGACGGGCGCGGTGAACAGGCTGGTTCCGGCATCGAATGCGCCCTGATCGTTGTAGTCGGTGTTATTGAGGCCGATCTTCGTCCAGGCTCCAACGCCCACGTAGTTGTCATAGTTCGTGTAAGCCTTGAAGCGCGGCAGTTGCGGCTGCTCGACGATGCCGGTGGCGTTGTCGACGATGAGCCCGTCGAAGAACGTGCCGCCGTCGGCCGAAACCGCGAGGCGGAAACCGTCGGAGCCGAAGAGCCCGACCAGCGCCTTGGTCACGAAATTGGTCTGAAGCGTCAGCCCGAGATCGTCGCCTGCAGCCTCCTTGTTCATTGTGTAGAACAGATCGCCGGTGCCGCCCTCGGCCACAGTCTTCGCCGTCCAGAGCGCGGCGTTCAGCTTGGCTGAAAACGGATTGGCGGCATCGGCTGTCGTGCCAAGCCCGAGCAACGCGAGGTTTTGCAGGGACGCTGGCGTGGTGCCGACCCAGCCGGATCCATCGTAGACCAAAAGCAGCCCCTCGTCCTCGACCCAGACCCGCCAGCCAGCGCGCGGCGGCAGTCGCAACCATGCTCCATCTGTGAACAGCGCGACATTCAGGTCCCAGCCCGCCCAGTCGCCGGTGCCGCCGGTGGCCACGATGTATCGGTCGCCGTCTGCCGGACTGCCGGGCGGCGCTGTCAGGTCGCGATCGAGCACAGAGAGCTGCACCAGCCCGTCGAGGATGCGCAGCGCCTCGTTATGGGTGACATGCTTCTGGGCCTGCGCCGCGAGGATGTAGGGCAGTAGCAGATTGGTCGTGGTGTCGGACATGGGCTGGCCTTCAGAAGGTTAGCGTGACGGTTTTGGCCGCACCCCGCCCGATCAGGGCGGAGATCTGGAAGATGCGGATGTCGAGCGTGTCGCCGGGCGCGAGCGGCGCGCCCCAGTCGACGGTCTGGTCGGCAGAGCTGTAGAACGCGCTTGTTGTGGTCACGCTCAGCACCCGCTTCACTGTGCTGCCATCGAGGATCTCGACTTCGTAGGCTTCGACCTCCTCGATCAGCGGCACCTCCACCGCGCCCCAGCTGTCGGCTGCTAGGGCCCGGGACCGCCGCGTCCAGCGGATCGTCAAATTGTCGGGCGCGCGCGGCTTGCGCCATGGCTGCTCGACATGGGCCACTGAGAACGGTCGCAGACCCACGCCCACCGGCGTGAAGTTGGCAGCGACATAGGTCTCACCGCTGACTGCGCGGCTTGCGGGACCGATGCGCCAGTTCCACGGAAGCCCGAGGTCAGCCTCGGCGATGGGTAGTGATGCCAGGGCCTCGTCGAGAACTACGACCCGTGCGCCTGTAGAAGCCGGATTGGCCATAGCCGCTTCCGTGCCGCGCTGTCCTCGCAAGAGCCGCGTCAGTTGATAGCGGCCCGGCGCGATCAGGTCTGCTGTGCCCGCCTGGACGATTTCCCAGAAACCTGACGCGGTCTCGATGGCGAGCGCATTTGCCCCGCCGAACAGCGTCAGGTCCGTGACACTTTCCAGCGTACCAGAGAGCAGATCGACCACCAGCGCATTGCCGAGATCGAACCGCGATGTGGGACCAGCATAGAAATCCGAGACCAGCGTTCCGATCCGGGCACGGCCACCAAATGTCGTCAGCAGTTCAAACCCGTCCGTCGATGGGCTGCGGAACACTGCCATCTCGCCCGGCCAGGGAACGGCGTGCGCTGCGATGAGCGGCCGATGCGCGGGCTGATCCTCGGTCAGTTGCGGCAGGTCCAGCAGCACCACCTCGGGCGCGCCGAACACCACGGCTTTTGACAGGGACGACGGTCGTGGCGATCCGGGTGGCAGATCGTGTGCCTCGCGGTCCTGACGGACGGCTTCGATCCCGCGTGCCTCCGCATCTGCGATGGAAACAAGCCGCAGCGGGATGTGCCGACCGTCATGTGCCAGCGTGACAACGTCCGCCGGATCCAGCGCCAGCCGCGAGGGTGGCAGGCGAAACGCTGCTGTTTCCCGCCCGGTCCAGGCTTCCATCAGCGCGCGACGGCAGCGGCGTTCAGCTTCTTCTGGCGGGACTGCCATGGGAAAGCTCTCCGAGGCGATCCGCGTTGTGTCGACAGTGATGCGGCGCGCCTCAACGAGGGCGGCATCATAATCCTCGTCGGCCCGCGCTACCTGCCATTTGAGCGCCTGCGGCAGTTCCGTCTCCTGCGCGCGGGTCAGTTCGAGAACGTCGCCCTCGCTGGCCGCGACAAGATCGTCGTGCATCACGTTTGCCACGGCGGCCCGGCCCCGCATCACGAAACGGATCATGCCCTCGGTCTCCACCGCGTCAAAGCCGAAATGCCGCGACAGCGTTGTGATGGACGCTCGCGGGGATTCCAGTGCGCCAATCGCATAACCTTCGAGCGCACCCCAGAGACCGGTGACGTCGATCCGAGCCTCGGGCATTCCCGCACGCACGCAAAGATGGCGCACCAACGCGGCCAGCGACACCGCTCCAAGCCGCCCGGTCAGCCAGTGTCCCAGCCGCCAGTTTGCCCCGTCGGTCCAGACATCGGTGAGCGCCGGGAAGAACGGATAGGGCCGCGCGTCCCAGGTCCAGGCGGCGCATTCGGGGACATGCACCATCCGATCGCCGTAGACCGATGACACTGGGTTGTTCGCCGGGGTGCCCCACCAGAGATACGTCGCCTCGAGATAGGCGCGCTGGATCGCGTCGTCGCGCCAGCCCCGCGAGAAATGCGGCGTGAAGCTCTCGGAAGACTTCGGATCGAAGAAGACGTTAGGCTGGTTGGTGCCCCGGTCAATCGCCGGGCAGCCGAGCTCGGTGAACCAGATCGGTTTCGACTGCGGGGTCCATGCCGTCAGCGTTCCGCTCTCCACCCCACCGGGGCGGTTGTAATGCGCATTCGACCACCAGGCGCGCAGATCCTTGTAGCGGAAGACCCATGGCTTTGCCGCAGCCCCATCCGAAATCGGTGTGCGCACCTGCGCTGAGCGGTCTGCGGCGCTGGCATAGAACCAGTCGAAGCCTTCGCCGCCCGCGATGTTCGACTGCAGATAGGCGCGGTCGTAGATCGCGGGCCAGCCCTCGGCCGCATCGGCATGATCGAAGCCATCTCGCCAGTCGGAGAGTGGCATGTAGTTGTCGATGCCGACGAAATCGATCTCCGGATCGGCCCAGAGCGGGTCGAGGTGGAAGAACACGTCGCCCGAGCCGTCGCCCGGCTGGTGGCCGAAATACTCCGACCAGTCCGCCGCATAGCCGATCTTGGTGTCGGACCTGAGGATCGAGCGCACATCGGCGAGCAGATCCCGATAGGCCTGCACGGCTGGATAGGTGCTCGCGCCTGACCGGATGGTGGTCACCCCCGGCATTTCCGTCCCGATCAGAAAGGCATCGACCCCGCCCGCCGCCGCGCAGAGATGGGCGTAGTGCAGCACCATCCGCCGCAGACCCCAGTCGCCGGATGGCCCGGTCCACGAAACCGACTGGCCCGAGACGCTGAAGCTCGCGGGCGTGGCCGCGCCGAACAGGGCCGCGACCTGGCTTGCGGCCGTGGCGGTCTTGTCCACGGTCCCGGCGTAGCCCGCCGCCGGAGAACAGGTGATCCGCCCCCGCCACGGAAAATCGGGCTGGCCGGTCTCGGCAGCGTTGTCAGAATACGGGTTTGGCAGCGTATTGCTGGGCGACACATCCATCAGGATGAAGGGATAGAAGGTGACCCGCAGCCCGCGCGCCTTCATTTCCTGGATCGCCTGCACCACGGCGAAGTCGGCGGGCGTGCCGCCATAGACAGGACGATCCTCATCGTCGCGGCTGACGAGGAAGGCACTGGCGCGGGTGACGCCATTCACGGACCAGGTCGACGGCGTGGTGGTTTTGGCGATGACCTCAACGCCGGGCCGCACCTTGCAATTGCCTGCGCGAAGATCGTCGCCGAACCAGGCGACGACCAGCGACACGCTCTCGACCTTCGGCGCCGTGGCCTGCAAGCGGTCCAGCGCCACCACAATGTCAGCGGTGTCGGTCAGCGCGTTGAGGTTCTCAGGCTCGGACGAGCCGCTGCTGCCCTTCCGAATGCCCTCCGTGGCATAGGCGAATTCGCCCGAGGCCGGGATCATGGTGACGGCCTGCGTCAGCCCCTCCGCTGTATCAGGATCGGCAAGCGGGCGGAACAACTCGAAACTCATCTGCGGGATCCGGTTGCCATAGTTACCGAGCGGCAGGTCCTCGAAGACCACATAGGCCGTGCCGCGATAGGCGGGCGTGTTGGCCGCGCCCATCTTCGCTGAAATGAACGGATCGGCCGCCTGGCTCTCGTCGCCCGGATACCAGCGCCATGTGATCCCGCCGGTATCCAGCAGCTTGCCGTCGGCCCAGATGCGGCCAATGCCAGTGATCGGCCCCTCGCAGAGAGCCACGGCGAAGCTCGCATAGTAGAAATACTCGGTGGTCTTGACCTTGCCGCCACCCCCGCCGCCCTTGCCGCCACCCTGCGTAGTGGTCTTGGTTTCCTCGCGGAAATCGGTCGCCCAGACGATGTTGCCACCCATCCGCATGCGGCCATAGAGGCGTGGGATCACCGCACCTTCAGTGGCCGAGGTGATGCGCAGATTGTCCAGCCGCGCGCCTTCGATCCGCTGGGTGGGTGCCAGTGACGAGATGATCCAGCTGTCCACGACCGAGCCGATGGTGGAACCGATGAAGCCACCGATGGTCGCGGCGCTGACGCCGAGGATCGCGCCGCCAATGCTGCCGCCAATGGCAGCACCTGCGGCACCGAGAACGAGGGTGGCCATGTGGGGATCTCAGCGTTGTGGGAACAGGAAGGCGAAGGCGATGCGCCGCCGCCAAGGCGGGGTGATCTGTTCCTCGATCACGCCGAGGCGCTCATAGGCGTGGAGGAATTGGTCCGGTCCAGTGAGGATCCCGACATGCTTCGCGATGGCGCGGGGCTGCATGCGAAAGAGGACCAGCGCGCCCGAAACAACATCAGAAGTGGCGATCTCCGGCATCATGCGCCGAGCCCCATCCGCAAGAACCTCGCGCGGGCCGGTCTCGCCCCAGTCGCGGCTGTAGGGCGGGATCGGGAACGGTTCAGGGCCGACGACCTCACGCCAGACGCCCCGGGCGAGCCCAAGGCAATCGCATCCGACGCCCTTGAGACTGGCTTGGTCGTGATACGGCGTGCCGAGCCAGGACCGCGCGATGGTTACGACGTATTGAGGATCTACGGCCTTCAAAGCACCGCCCCCTCATGTCCACCATCCTTGGTGGCGTAGCGGAGAACTGCGTCCTGGCCGGGGATGTCCGGGAAGCCGCGAAAGTTGACGGTGTTGGCAAACTTCGCCCCACAGGTCTCCATGCGCTTGTCGCAGCCCGCGCGGACAATGAAAACGTCGCCTCCGGCAATAGACCGCACGGACGCTTCGAGCAGTGTCAGCACCGCGATGCCGTCTGTCACGTCATGCGCGATGATCTCGGCGCGCCGCCCGGCATTGGTCCCGCTGGTCCATTCGACGGTACCGAAGGTGAACCAGCCGGAGGAGAAGCCGCCGAGACCCGAGGCGGTGAAGGCCCGGTCGCGCAGAAGGTCGAGCACGGTGCCCGAACCTTTGAATGCCGGGCTCTCCAGATCGACGCCGCAGCGCGTATCCCCGAGCCCGGCGTCGCAGGTCGCCTGAAAAGTTCGCCCGACCGTTTGGCCCAGCACATGCGCGAGGCTGCGGACCTCGGCAACAAAGGCCAGCCTTCCGCGCCGGATTTGGCCGATGGCACCCCGGCGCATCAGCACGCGCTGGCCGGTGTCCGCCCAGTTCACGCGCCAGACCTCGACCTCCGCGTTGTCCCAGCGGCCATCGAGAATGTCGGTCTCGGTGATCCGGTCTGAGGTCAGCACGCCCTCCGCGTCCTGCGCATCGACCGACAGGTCAGACCCCGATCGCACCTCGGAGGCCGTCAGCCCGCTTTCCGGCTCGAAATCGGTGCCGTCGAAGCTGAGCGTCCGGTCGTGGTCGGTGAAGCCGAAGGTCACGCCATCCGCGCAGGCAATCCGCCAGCACCAGGAGAGCGTCGTCGTGCCCTCGTCGAGATGCGTTTGCAGATCGGGGGTGATGTTTTTCATCGGCGGAGTTCCAGAAGTGGAATGGAGGTGATCGAGCCCAGCCGCTCGAGATCAAGCGTCACGTCGAGCGCATCGGTGTCGAAGCGGACGGGTACGTCGAACTCGAAACCTGCGGCGATGGCGACGCCCGCCCCGGGTGCGGTGTTGAAGGTGACGAGGCCCGTCGTGGTGTCGACCGACCAGCCTGAAAGCTGCTCGACCCCACCGAGCGCGATGCGCACGACTCCGTCCACTG